TTGCGTCCAAACGTGGGCGCCAATGGCGGGACTACGTCGTTCGGCTCGCTGCTCGTGGCCTTCGGCGGCGGCGGCGGTAACGGCATGACAGCTGTGCAGGGCGTGACATGCGGCGGCAGCGGCGGCGGCGTGCAAGGGCCTGGGGTGGGCGCCGTGGCTACCAATGTGGCTAATGCGCTGGGTGGAACCCCTTCCCTCGACACCACCAATTCTACTTTGGTCCAAAATGGCTTTGGCGGGGCCAACGCCAATACGTCAGTCGACGGCATGGCCGCGTGCGATGGGGGCGGTTCCGGAGCCCCGAACCGCACGTCCGCCACCACGACCGGGCGCGCGGGGGGACGGGCGCTGCGTGGCGGCGGAGGCGGAGGCGCGGGCGGCGGGTGTAGCAACGGGGTTCCCGCGACCAACGCCGCATCTGGCGGCAACGGGGGCCTTTCAGGCCCGTCCACGACCGCGCTGGTCGCGACCGCACAATCCGGGCTCGGCGGGCTAGGTGGTACCGGTGCTGGCAACGGAACCAGTAACCCAGGCGCAGACGGTGCTATCGGCACGATGGATCACGCCGGCTCGGGCGGCGGTGGCGGAACGGGCTCCAATCGCACCAGTAGCAGCAACGGCACCTCGACCTCGGGCGCGGGCGGCGCGGGCGGATTCCCCGGCGGAGGCGGCGGCGGCGGCGGGGCCTGTTCGTCCTTCGGCGGAACGAACGCGGCCACGTCCGGCAAGGGCGGAAACGGCGGCGATGCGGTTATCATCGTCATGGGCTTGCCCGCGTGAGGCCCCTGCCTCGTACGGGGACGGGTACGACAACGAATCGGGATCGGGAGAGAGAAGACGATGAACCATGAATCCGGAGAACCCATTGCTGAGCCTCGTCCACCATCAGCTTTACGAAAGGCTCTTGGGTGGCTGCTGCTTACTGATCGCTATTTGGCTGCTCTACCGACAGAGACGCTACTCGCGCGAGCTTGTGGCAAGACAGCAGCAGCGCGATTTGCGCTCAGTCAGCGAGACGTGGAGGACAGCCTTCGAGACTTTTCTGCGCGAGCAGCCGCGGAGGCTCAGAGACTTGGTCGAGGATACCGAGAGCGAGTCCGAGCTCAAGCCGTGAAGGACACCGCTCGGCTGGCCCAGCTCGACCAGGACCAGGAGCAGCGGGACCTTCTGCACCCGCTCCGCAAGACGGGGCGCTTCAATCTGCCCGCACAAGGCTAGGCCCCACTCATCTACCGCTGGCCGGGGGGAAACCAGGGGACGAGCAGGGCCTACACTCGGGACTCTAGCACCGGCGCAACATGCAACGGCGTAGCGTTCTGTCCCGGGGGTCACCCCCGGGGGGTTACTTCGGCACGCGGCACTCGAGACGCTCGCCCGTCCTCACCTGATAGCGGTGACGCGCCGCGGAGCCCAAGGGCTGGTTGATTCGGACCGCACCAAGGCAGACCGCTTCCGACTCCAGGTTGCACAGACCCCGGACCACCCCGGTCACCATGTCGATCGCGACGAGCAGCGTGCGGCCTTCCGCATGGGCAGGGACGGCAACCGAGAGCACGACCAGTAGCGCGGCCAGGGCCTTCACAGGCACGCCCCGATCCCTTCGAAGCCAGCGGCCTCGACGTCTTCGCGGCTGACACACGGGGCCAAGCGGTGAAACCTGGAACGGTGCGGGTCCATCAGCACGTCGCCCCCTTGGGCGTGCTCGAGACCGAGGTGGTGACCGATCTCGTGAGCAATGGTCGAGGCCCGGAGCTCGGGGGCCAGCGTGCGCGCGATCTCGATGACCTGGTCGTGGCCCTTCCAGCACCCGAAAAGCTCGCCAGTCGCACCGCAGTCGTCGACGGCATCGACCAAGCGGATCTGGATGCCCGGGGCCTGCCCCGCGACGAGGACGGGCGCGAATTCTCCCCCGCTCGCGCTCGTCCAGAGCTCCACGGCCTGGCTCGCGGCGTCGGCGAGCTCGCCCTCCACCACGAACACATGTGAGGCAGTGTCGGTGACCGGCGCGGTCTCGGTCTCGGTCGCGCACGCGGCGAGCAGCAGGCCCAGGAGCATCGCTCTCATGCCCCTAGTGAACGGCATCTGATCGGCGCTCTTGACGCGCAAGCGAGTCCCGGGGCTGGGTCATATTTGACCCGGGGCGCGCGGGAGAATAGGCTAGGGGACCGAATGGCCCTCACGCGCTTTCGCCTCGACGGCGGGACGAACCAGCAGGCCGCGAGAAAGCTTCTGCCTACAGAAGGACTCTTGCGGCGGGTCGTCAACCTCCGCCTGAGGCGGGACAACGAGCTCGGGGTCAGGCCCGGGTTCACGGCGTTGGCGACAGGCGTGTATGCAGCAGGCTCGAGCACGCTCGTTGCCCATGACTTGCTCTCCTATGACGATCGCCTGTTTGCGCTCGGGCACCTGAGTGGTGCCGGCACCGCCAACCGCATCACGCTCTTCGAGTACGTGGGCGAGGTGAAGGGCTGGAAGGAGACCTCGACGCATCTGCCGAGCGGCACCCGGCTCCGGGAGATCGGCTCGCCTCCCGACCAGAGCGGCGGCGTCAAGACCTCGACCGTCGCCGTCTACAACGGCATCGCCGTGCACGCCTACTCGGTGACCAGCGCGACCGTGGGTCTGGTGTACGCGCTCGTCTTTCGCACCCGAGACGATGCGACGCTCGTGTTCGAGCACCTCCCGTTGACCGGCGCAGCGGTGGCGCTGGTCACGGTGGGGCACAAGTTCTACGTCTTCGGGCTCGACGCGGGGACGGGTCTGTTGATTCAGGCCTGCTCGTTTACGGCCTCGACGGACCAGGCCTTTTCGACCGCGCTGCTCTCGCTCACCACCGATAAGACCGTGTTCGCCGCGTGCGCGGTCGCGGGCGCGACGGGTGGCTACGTGGTCGTGTACTGCTTGGCGGGCGATATCCTCGTCAAGCACTTCAACGATAGCAACGTCCAGCAGATGACCCGCACGATCAACGCGACCGTGCCCAATTACCTGACCGTGGCCGCGGACAGCACGGCCAACGTGATCCTCATCGGCTACCTCGACAACGCCGACTCGCTGCTCAAGTACAAGACGATCTCTCTCACCGCCGGGACCGATATCGCCGGGCCCACCACGCTGAGCGCAACCGCCACGACGGGGGCCATCACGGTGTTCGTCGACAGCGGTGGAGGCGTGACCGTGGCCGGCAACATCACCAGCACTACCCCGCGCAAGGCCGTGTTCGTCGGGACCCAAGTCGACACCGCCACTTGGAGCGATCTGCAACTGGCGACCGAGATGCTCTGCACGAGTATCGCGCCGATCAACCTCGTTTTTGCCGGGTTTTCGCAAGGAACCCAAAGCTTTGCCTTCGGCGTGAGTGGCATGGGCGTGCAAGACGTCCAGAGCTACCCCGTCTGGTTCCGGGACTTCGATACCGCGTTCGAATTCCCGGGCAGAATCGGCAGCCTCACCCGCGATAGCGTCTCGGGGTATTTCTACTCGACCAGCCTGCGGCAGAACAACGACCTCGAGTGCACCGCGGCCGTCGCCGAGTGGAGTTACGGCGTGGCCGAGCGCCGGCAAGCCGCCGTACAGGGAGGCCTGTTGCACATCGCCGGCTCATTGCCTCTGATCTTCGACGGGCGGTTCCCGTTCGAGATCAGCTGGGGGGAAAAGCCGATCGTCTACTCCCTCGCCTCGAGTAACACGGCGCCCGGGGCGATCACGAGCTCGGCCGCTTACTTCATTCAGGTCTTCCCCGAGATGGTCGATGCGCGCGGCAACGTGCACCGGGGCCCGCCGTCGATCGTCTACTCGATCACCACCGGTGCCGCGGACGACACCATCACCGGGACCATCGGGGGCCTGCATAGCTTTCGCAATTCTGGCTTCTGGGACGGCTCGACCTACCGGATCGTGATCTGTCGCACGGCGGCTCTCGCGGACAAGACCGCAGGCGAGAACCTGTACCGCGAAACGCACATCCCTTGCCCGTCGAGCTCGAGCAACTGGGGCGCGGCCATCTCGTTTACGCTCACCACTTCCGACGCGGCTCTGCGCACGCTCGGCGAGACCCAAGGGACGATCTACACCCAGGGCCAGACCCCGATCCCGCACCAGGCCCCGCCTCCCGCCTCCTACCTCTGGGCGACGAACGAGCGCCTAGCCATCGGCGGACTCCCGCGCACGAACCAGTGGCTGCAGAGCAAGCTGAAGTTCCCGGCGGAAGCCACCCACTTCTCCGATGCGGATCTGCCGCAGTACCAGGGCTCGACCGATGAGGCGATCCTGGCCGTGGCCTCGATCGGGGGCCAGCTCGTCGCCTTCACCCGCCGGACCATCTCGCTCTGGACCGGGACAGGCCCTGACCATTCGGGCCAGGGGGAATTCACCTTCTCGGGCTTTCTCTCGCGCGAAGGTGGCATCAACGGCGTCGACGGCTGGAAGAGCCTGTGTGAGACCGATGCTGGGATCTTTTTCCAACGAGACGACGAGCAACTGTGCTTTCTCGGCGAGCGCGGGGAAGTCGACTGGACCGTGGGGCAAGCGATCCGGGACGAGCTCGTGACCTACCCCGTGGTCTTGGCGAGCTGTTACCTCCGCAAGCAGAACGCCGTGGCCTTCGCGGTGGAGAACGCGGCAGCGAACGCAGGCGAGGTCCTGGTCTATGACCTCCGGCGCAAGGCGTGGTTCATCGACGACGTCTACGCCAAGGCCCTGGCCGAGTACCAGGGGCGGCTCTGCTACGTGGACAGCGCGGGAGCGGTCTTCCAGCAGCACGCCACCCCCGGGACGGGGGCGATGCCGAACCAGAGCTTCGAGACGTTCGACTTCGATTTCGGCACGGGCATGAGTTGGGGCGAGATCGTCAAAGTCGGCGTCGTCGGCACCAAGATCGCCGACTGCACAGCCACGCTCGATATCACCTTCGATTCGGGCCTGAACTACACGACGATCGAGACCTTCACGCTCACCACGGCGAACAACTACGTGGCCAATGCGGCCGTCAATCTCGAAAAGGCCCCGCCGCTCCGGGAGTGCTCGCGCTTTGGCTTGCGGTTCAACGTCACCGGCGGGTCCGGCACCGAGGGCATTCGCATCAACGAGATCACCTTAGAGACCACGACGGCGCCCGGCATGGCGCGCTTGCCAGCAAGGGATACGCACTGATGGCCGTTGACAGAGCAGGAAACGAAATCAACCCGGCGACGGGTCAGGCGACGAGCAACCCGTACAACGACGCCCAGCAAGCCGCCACCGCAAACGCGGCCAACGACCAAGCCATGGCCGATACGCCAAAGCCTGACGGTTGGCCCGGGTGGGCGTGGAACCGGGGCACGCAATCGTGGGTCATCCCCTCGGGGCAGCAGAGCGCGTACGACCAGTGGGCAGCGGGACAATCGCTCGCGGCAGCCGGGACGAACTACGCGAACAACGCGCCCGCTTTAGACCCGCGGCTCGACCCTACCGGAGCGTACGACAAGGCGCGCGCCAACCAGACGCCAGGGCAAGTCCAGGGCCAGACCCTTCCGACGGTCGACACCTCGCAAACAGACCAGGCTCGCGCCGCCCGAGACCAAGCCCTAGCCGATCAGCGCCGGGTGCTCGAGCAGTCGATGAACCTGAAGATCGATCCCGTCGAGCAGCAGGCCTTGCAACAGCGCTACCAGGAGCGAGGTCTGGCCATGGGCAATACCCTGGCAGCCAACGCTCGGGGCGGAGCGGGAGCGGTCGCCGCGGCCCGGGGCATGGTCGTCGACCAGACCCCTGCCATTGCCGGGCAAGCGGCGGAGCAGGCGCGCAACGAAGAGCTGCAGATGTTCCAGGCCCGTATTCAGCAGGCGCAGACCTCGGGAGGTATCGCCAACACCATCGGTCAGACCGCGACGGGGGCCTTCGGGCAAGAGGCGGGCCTCGCTACCGACACCGCGCAGATCGGATTGCAAGCCATCGATCGGGTCATCGCCGACACCGGCATGCAGATCAACGCCGACCTTCAGGGACAACAGTTGCTCGGCGGGATGATCAACGACATCAACCAGCTCGGGTTCAACTACGCCTCTCTCGACATCAAAACGCAGATGGACATCTTCGATCAGATTGCCCAGAGCCATCACATCGACCAGCAGGTCGCGGGCCAAATCAAGGCTGCGGCCGAGGCCAACAAGAAAGGCGTGATGGACTACGTCATGGGCTTCCTCGGTGCGGGTGAGAAGGCCTTGGGTGCCGCCGGTAGCCTCGGCTGGAAGCCACTCGCGTGACCGCCGTTCCCATCGGCTTCGAGCGTTGGGAGCCAGGTCAACCCTGGGGCGACGTGGTGCACGACGACGGCACCCGGACGAGCGTGCCCGATCCCGATGGCTCCATCGAGGCGGAAGCCCGGCAATGGGGCGCCCGGTACAACGCCCAGCCGAAGGCCGCTCCCGTCGCCGTCCCCCAACCCGCCCTGACCGGAGCCGCTTCCCCGCCGCTGCCGCCGTCTACCCCGAGCCCGGATGTTCCAGCGGCACCGCCGTTGCCCTCAGGCGCCCCGCTCACCGACGCGGAGAAGGCGCCGCTCCAGGCCTCGCCTGCGGAACAGCGAGCGCTCCAGGGCGCCCCCGGGCTGCCCCCAACGGGTCAGAGCCCGGCAGCCCAGGCCTTGGCCGATCACGGGGTGGATCCGAATAGCCTGCCGAAGGTGGGAGCCACCGCTGCCCCTGGAGCTGCTCCCCCGCTCGGTGCGGCCCTCGCCGCCGTCCAGCAGCACGCGCCCCAGCTCATCGCGGGCAAGGCCGAGGTCAAGAGCGAGGGCCCGGACGCCGAGAGCGCGGCCAACATCCGCGGAGGCAGTGATCTCGCGCTCAAGCTCAAGGGTGACGCGATCGATCAAGGCACCGAGGCCAAGGCGCTGAACAACCAGACCCAGGCCGGGCTCGCCAACCAAGACTATTTCGACGCCTACCGTGCCCAGCAACGAGCCCTCGGGCAGATGGGGGCGCTCACCAAAGCCCGGGACGACGCCGCAGCCAAGCTCGCTCAGGTCAAGCAGGCCCCGGTTGCCGACCATCCCGATTTCCCGGACTGGTTCGTGGCCACATCGATCCTGGGCAGCATCGCGGGAGGCTTCGCGGAAGGCTTCAGCGGAGGCCGCTACAAGAGCAGCACATTGCCGATGCTTCAGCAGATCGTGACCGACTGGCAGAGCACCCAGCGCTACAACAAGAGCAACCTCATCTCGTCGCTCGAAGAGCAGCTCGGCGACAAGAACGCGGCGCTCTTGGCTGGTGGCTCGCGCATCAAAGACGAGCTCGCCAACATGGCCGAGGCCAAAGCGAAGTTTGCCCGCACGGTAGAGGCGCAGCGCGAGCTCACCGCGACGGCGACCGGCATGCGCGCCAGTGCCCTCGAGGACTGGACCAAGGCGCAAGCCGTGGTGATGGGCAAGAGCAGCGAAAGCATCACGCTCGAGCCACCGAAGCCTGTTGCCGGCGGCGCGCGCAACCCCATCGAGGCGCGCATCCGGGCTCTCGGGTACACCCCCGAGCAATTCACCAAGGGCCTGAACGGCAAGGTGCAATCCGGGGAGAACTCGCCGACGATTGCCCAGGCCGCGACTGCCACCAAGCAGATCCAGGCCGATATCGCTTTCCTGCAATCCGTCGCCGCGGCGCGCGGCAATTTGCCGGGCAAAGCCGTGCTCAACATCCCCCAGGCGCTCATTCCCACACTCGCCCGCCTCGGCTACCAACCGGGCATGACCGCGGACCAGGTGGGCGCGCTCATGAACTCCTACGTGACCCAACGCGCCAAGAGTTACGGCGGGGTCATCACCGAGAGCGACCGCGAGAGCGCGATCCGTGAGATGGGCTCGACCACCGATACGTTCATCGGCGCGCTCGACCGACTCCGGGAGGTCAACAACAACGGTCTGCGGACGGCGCTCTCCCAGCAATTCCCCGGCGCGGGCCAAGACATGCTCGGCATCCTGCTCGACGACTCGGCGAGCTATGGCGGAGTGCCGAACCCGCCCACGGCGCCCTTCGAAAAGCAGAACGGACCGGCGGCGGCACCCGCGCCCGAGGCTCCGATCCCCGAAGCGGACCAGCAACAACTTCGCGAGATCGAGCAGCGCAAGGCCGCGCGCCAAGAACTGCTCGCCCAACCCGAGATCGCCAAGCAACAACAGGAGAGAGAGCGCTTGCCTGCCGCGGCACGCTTCTCGCCCTTCTGATGGCCGAGGTGTCCAGTGGCTGAAGTCGACGGCAAAGTCGTCATGCAGTCCAAGGAAGGTCACCTCTACCAGGTGGCCCCCGAGGACGTCCCGACGGTCTCGCGAGATCAGGGCTGGAGCGTCGCCGGTGATGACCAGGTGCAGAAGCGCCTGGAAGAGCGGGCCCAATACGCGCAGTACGGCAGCACGGGTCAGCAAGCGCTCGGCGCGGCAGAGACGGCGGTTCGGACGGCGACCTTCGGCGCGGTGCCTGGCTTCGGTGCCCCCGAGGACATCGCGGGCAGATCCACGCAGCTCCAGCAAGAGTCGCCGGTCACGAACTTCCTCGCCCAAGCCGTGGGCGCGGCCGCCCCTGCCCTCGCCACGGGCGGAGTCCTGGGCGCGGCCGGCATCGGCGCGGAAGGTGCAGGGCTTCTGGCGCGCGGAGGCGTGGCCGCGGCCGAGGGCCTCACCGGTGGCGGCTCGGCAGAAGTCGAGCAAGCCCGGCAAGAGAACCGCCCCGTGAGCGTCGGGAACATCCTCATGTATGGGGTGGGCGGGGAGCTCGTCGGCAGGGCAATCCCCGGGCTCATCCGCGCGGGTGCCTCGGGGCTGCGCAACCGCCTTGCCAGCGCCGCGGCAGAGACCGGTGAAGGAGTCCTCGCAGGCGCCGAGCGCCGGGCTCTCGAGGCCTCTGCAGACGTAGCGGACGGCATTGCCGTCGGGCCCGACCGGGACGTGTTCCTCGCCAACGCCCATCAGCAGATCATCGACCAAGCGAGCGATCGGACGAGCAAGGCCCTCGACCAGCTCGCGAGCGACGTGGCCGAGACCAGTGGCGAAGGCGTCAAGCGCGGCAAGGTCAAGAGCCTGATGGCCAAGACCAATGCCGAGCAGAGGGACTGGGCCGCCTCTCAGAGCCAGGCCGCGCTCGATCTCCGCAACGAGATTGCGCCCCGGGGCAAGGCCGCGCCCGCTGCCCCGCTCACGCTCGAAGGCAGGACACTCGAGGACCTCAAAGCCCTGCCCATCGAGGACGCGAGCGATCTCGAACGCGTGCGCCGGCTGAAGGAAGACCCCACCTTCAGCAAGACGGGCCGGGTCACGTCCAACGACGGCAAGAAGGGCATCACCATCGTCGACGACGGCGACGGGGAGCTCGTGTTGCGCGACGGCCGGCACCGCCTGCAAGCTGCCCAGGAACTCGGGCGCGACACCGTCTACGGCCAGTACGTCGACGGCAAGACGGGCAAGGTCACATTCGAAGGGGAGATCCCGCTCAAGGGTGCGGCACCTGAAGTGGGCGGCAACTTCTCGGCCTCCCCCGAGCTGAAAGGGCCCATCGGCAAACTCCGCAAGACCCTCACCCAGGGCTCGAAGGAGCTCGACGAGGCCACCGAGGCCATGGACTGGCACGAAGCTGCCGGCAGACTCGAACGCGACCTGGGTCGCCACGAGGACACCCTCCGCAAGCTCGCCCGGCAAGGCGTGGAAGGTGCCGAGGAGCTCCAGGCGCGGGTCGCCGAGCACCGCTCCTCGCTCCGCCTCGACCGCGAGCGGACGGACCTCTGGGGCCAGGCCGGCGACTACCAAAAGAGCGTCTCGCGTGCGGTAGAGGACAACTGGAGAGCCGGAGCCCGGGAGGTGGAGGGCCAATTCGGGCGCGAAATGCAGGACGGCTCGGTGCGGTTCGATCCGTCCAAGATCCGCAAGCACCTGTCCGCGGATGACATCGGGCGCGGGGTGATGCCGGAGCAGATCGAAAAGCAGCTCCAGGGCGCTGAACAGCTGATCCAAACCCACCGCGAGTACGGCACCGCGCCCAAAGAACAGATCGAGCGCATGCAAAGCGCGGTCGACTCGGTGCGGGAACAGCTGAGGCTCTCGGACGACGTCCGGGGGGCAAAGACGCGAGTGGCCGAGCGCGAAGGCGTGGCTCGTGAATCGGCGAAGTTCGACAAGGAACAAGCCGGGGCCCTCCGTGAGGAACGCGCCAACCAGGCCGCCCGAGACGCCGCCGACGCGAGCAAGAGCGAGCTGCTGAGCAACCTCCTCGGGGCTGCAGCGGGCGCGGCAGCCCACTCCTTTGGCCTGGGCGCCGTCGTCGCCACCGGGACCAAGCTGCTGCGCATGTCGAGGCTCCTCGACACCCTCGGGCGCACGGGGGAGGCCACGATAGGGTCTGCTGCCAGGGGCGCCGTGCTCGGCAACGCGTCCAAGGCGCTCCGGGCCGTCGAGTCCAGTGCCGGCGCGGTCGGCGCCGTTGCCAAGCCGCTCACTCAAACGGCCATGGCCCGCTTTCAAGGCGACTACCCGACGGTTCAGACGGCGTTCGAGGCACGACGCAAGACGCTCGACAACGTGATGAAGAACCCGCTCCTATTGCACCGCGCGGTGGCTCAACACCTCGGGCCCATGAGTAAGGTGGCCCCGGAGGTCTACGGGCAGGTCTCGGCACGGCTTCAGGCGGCCGCGCAGTACCTGCACGAAAACCTGCCCTCTCAAATGAGCGCGTCGATGGTGCGCCCCAACGGCATCCCGCTCTCTCGGGCAACGGCCCGGGACTTCGCGCTCAAATACAACTCTGCCCTCAACCCCGCCTCGGTGCTGGAAGACGTGCGCGATGGCAAGGCGTCCCCCACCCAGCTCCGCACCTTGGAAGCCGTGCACCCGGACATCTACCAGAAGCTCCGGCTCGAACTCGTCCGACAAGTGGCAAACAACCCCGGGAGCATGAGCACGCAGCGCAAGCTCCGGATGGACATTCTCTTTGGCGGCGACGGCACCGCGGGCAGGGCCTTCTCTTGGCCGCTCGCGCGCGCGATCAAAGACGCCAAGGCAGAGCGCTCGAGCAAGGGCGGCTCTGCACAGTTGGGCGGCTCGTCGGGACCGAGCCCGGGGCAGCTAGCGACCGGGTCTCGGTCGATCAGTGCAATCAAGAACAGCGTCACCAACGCAGCCTGAGGACTCATGGCCTATCAACGCCCTTGGCACAAGCAGAGCAAAGACGAGGCACCGGTCCACCTGCTGAAGGCGTGTCAGGCGGCCATCGCCGACAACCGCCAACGAACGGCCCTGGCCATCCAGTATGCGAGCCTGTTCGAAGGGTCCTTGCTCACGAGCTTCATGCCCGTGGGCTATGCCTTGCAGACCAGCAACGTCTTTGCCGGCGTGAACATGCCCTTGCTTCGGCGCAAGGCCCGCTCGATCGTGAAGGGCGCGCACGCGCAGCTCTGGGGCAACGACGATCCTTTGCCGCAATTCATGAGTGTGGGCGGGGCCTGGCACACCCAGACGCAAGCCATCCTGTTGAACCGGGCCATCGATGCCGAGTACGAGCAGCCCCAGGGGCGGTTCGACAACCAGCACGATCTCTGGCGGCACGCGGGGTTGATGGAGATGGCCGCTACGGGCTCGATTGCGGTCTTCGAACTGCCCGGGTACGGCAAGACGGAGTCCCGCATCAACGACACGTTGACCATGGCACTCGAGACCTCTGGGCCTCAGGGAGCCTATCTCGGCTGCATCGGGACCGACTACTACGAGCCCGAGGAGCTCTGTCTACGGTTTCCCAACCAGCGGGAGCTGATCGAGAAGAACGCCGAGACGATGTGGAGCGTCGGCGTCGGTCGGGGCATGGCCGAGAGCCGCAAGCCTCGCATGGAACAGCGCTGGGTGGTGCAGGTGCACTTTGGCTACCGCTGCAGCGTGCGAGGCGAAGACGGCCGGCAACTCTGGGTGCTCAAGGACGGTAGCCGGCTCGGCAAGGACCAGGTCTACGAGTACGACGAACTGCCCTGCACCATCCACCACTTCGAGCGCCAGATGGTCGGCGACTGGGGCACTCCGCTCACGGCCTACGTGCATGAGGTCCTCCGCCGGCAGAACGAGATGGCTCACGACCAGGACCAGAAGCAGATCAATTCCCCCCAGCGGATCGTGCAAGGCAGCAAAGAGACGCTCGACAAGATGGGCGGCAAGACCCGCGGAACGATGGTCATCGAGAGCGACATGGTGCAGAGTGATCTGCGCATCACCGATCTCGACACCAAAGACAGCGCGGCCTTGGACTTGATCCGCCTGTACGGGGAATGGGCCGATGAGGACGCGATGGTGGACGCTCGGCACCAGGGTGGAGGGGGGCGGCAGGCCACATCTGGAAAGCACGAAAAGTACAACGCGAGTTACTTCACCGAGGCCTTCGCGCCCGAGTCTCGCCGCATCATCCACGCGCGCACGGTGCAGACCGGACGGCGCAAGGTCCGGGCGCTCAAGGACATGGTCAAGGACGGCCAGGACATCATGCGGCGCTGGGAGAAGGGCTCGCTCAGCGAGGTGATCGACGTCTCGGACCTCGATCTCGACGACAACAAGTTCATGCTCCGGGTTGCGGCCGTCTCCGAAGAGAAGAACTCGGTCAGTAGCCTGCTCGAGTTCGGCGAGCAACTGGTCCAGCAGGAGAAGGCCTCACTCGGCGAGTACATGCAGTTCCGCCAGCACCTCGACGCCGACGGGGAAGCAGACCGGACGAGCCGGCAGAAGCAGTGGCTCCAGAAGCAGATCGAAAAGTGGCTCCACGCCAAAGACAGCGAGCGCCTGGAAGAGAACTTCTACCAGTCCCCTCGCAAGTGGACCGATCTCCCCGCGGCCGCCGAGCGCGTCCAGGAGGAGTTGCTCGCCGCCGAGAGCATGGGCTGCCCTCCCGATCGCCTGGAGTATTTCGAGCTGTTCTTGGAAGAACTCGGCGTGCTCATCGACCAGGAGAAGATGCAGGCCAATACCTCGATCTCGGCCACGGCCGATGTCAGTCAAATTTACCCGGGCGCCGGAGCGCCCCCAGCAGCAGTAGGAGGAGCGAATGGCGGAGCCACAACTATCCCCGGAGGCCCCAGCCTCGGACCCCCCGGAGGCGGAAGTCCGCCCGGACTTCTCGGACCCGGCACCGGAGCCCCGCTCGCGGCAGTCGGTTGATCCGAAGGCGGCGGAGGCCTCCCGAGAGGAACGGCGAAAAGCCCATTTCGAGCGGGCGCTGAAGGCCGCTGGCAAGGCGCCCGCGGAGACCGCCGACGAGAGCGAAGACGAGCCCACGGAGACGGCAGAAGCGGACGGCGACAAGGACGAGGCCGAAGAGACCGACGAGCAGAAGAGCGAGCGCCTGAGCAAGCTCGACAAGCTCAAGAGCCACAAGCACCTGGCCAAGGCCAAAGAGAAGCTCACCGAGGAGGTCAAGGCGCTCGACAAGCGCGAGCGCGATCTCGAGAAGCAACGCGCTCAGGACCAGCGCATCAACGACGCGGTGACCAAGGAATACGCGCCGATGGCCCAGGCGCGCGCCGACTACGCAAAGAAAGACTATCGCACCAGCAAGGCCGCAGTGGAGCACCTGTTCGGGGACAAGTTCGAGAACATCGCCCGGAACTTCTGGAACGCGAGCAAGGACGGACTCGCTACGGCGGACCTCCAATACAAGGTGAAGGAACTCGAGGAGAAGCTCTCGAAGACCGTCGAGCAGACCACCAAAGAGAAGGAGACCGAGCAGAAGACCGCCGAGAGCCGGCAACTGCGGGCGACGTTCGACAAGGCGCTGAAGGCTCACCCGCTCCTCGTCGCCGGTGACCCGGAGCTCACCCAGAAGGCGTTCGACAAGTGGCACGATAGCTGGGACGAAGATCTGGAAGAGTACTCGCTCAGCAAAAAGAAGGCCGCCGATCAAGTCTACCAGACCGAACTCGAGCGAGCCCAGCGGCTCACGGGCAAGCGTGCGCGCCCGGCCACCCGCGAGACCCCCGATCGGCGCGAGTCCTCCACCAAGCCCCTGCGGGAGATGTCCCGAGAGGAGAAGCGCAAGCATCACCTGGAGCGCGCTCTGCGGCAAACCGGGGCTGCCCGGCGCGACCGGGAGCGGCACGCGTGAGGCTCCTGCCGCTTCGGGACTACGTCTGGATCCTGCCCCGCCCCGAGCTCGCCGAAGAGACCACGACGCTCAAGCTCACCCACGGGGAACTTTCCCCCGAGCAGGCCAAGATCGTGGCCCAGGCCAATACGGTGGGGTTCATCCCGCTACATCACCTGGCCGCCTTCAGCGCGGACTACAAGAGCCACCCGGACAGCCTCACCTTCGGGGAGGTGGTCGCGATTGGCCCCGGACGTCCGGAGCTCGCCCAGGACCGTCCCGGCCTCGAGGTGGGCGATCTCGTGAGCTACAAGCGCAACCGGATCTCCCGGGAACTCTACGATCCCGACAAGAGCGTCACCTACTACCTGGTCCACGAGCACGGCATCAGCCTCCGGCACCCGAACGGCGCGGGCGGCATGCCCGAACCGCTCTCGGACCAGATCCTTACCCGGGTGGACCCCGAAGGCGCTCAGAGGGCCCTGAACCGGCAGACCCCGCTCACCGATGAGGAGCTCGCCTGGGGCATCGTCACCCGCGTGCATGAGTTACCCGGACCCCACCGGTGCCCGACCTGCAAGCAGGCCACGAGTCGCAACGCCAAGTCGGGCAGCGCGGTGGGTTCGGCCGATCGCATGATGGTCGAGCGCGTGGTCTCCGCTGGCAATGGCCGGTGGGTGAAGGCGTTGTGGGATGAGCGCCTGTTTGGCCCGCGGAAAAAGTGGGTGTTCGTCGAGAACCAGATCACCGAGGGCACGATGATCGGCTTTTCCTCGGCCAACGACCGGGCGCGCTTTCGCCTGCACGGGCAAGTCTTCACGGTGAGCCCCTGGCAGGATTTCATCACGGGCTTCGATGGTTGAGGACATCGACGTCGAGACGAGCACGGCGCTCTGCCTGGCCTGCGATCAGTACCCGTATCACGAGCTGGTGGCGTACGCGTGTGGGCACACGATCGGCGAGCTCCGGGACTGGCTCGAGAGGGGCGCTGCAGCGGGAGACGACACACCCAACCTGCGGGACTTCACCCAGGAATACTGCAGGCGAGACGCCGCGTACGCCCGGAAGATCTTCGGGGTCATCGAGGCACTCTGTCTGCCGGGCGCCAAGGCCAACGTCGGGCCCCTCTGGAAATGGTTCGACACCCGCTGGCCATGCGGCAATCCCCTGGCGATCACGACGCTTCTCGCCTCCCCACGGGTGGAGGAACTCGCGCTCGATCAGACCTACTTGGACCCCAACCAGGAACTCCGAGACGCTCTGAGAAGGACCCGTTGGTTCCACGCCGACGAGCTCGACAATCCGTCCGCCGAGCTCGACGCCATTCTGAGGGAGAAGGGCTACCAGAGGAGCGATGCTCAGCAGGAGCCGCGTCCACTGTCAGAAGGCTAGGCAGGGGTCGAGTCTCCTGTCGCTGCTCACCCCGAAGCAGCAGCAGATCGAGAACGATCGGCACCATCTCCGGGCGGTGTGCGGGAGCCGTCAATGGGGCAAATCCTTCTGGAACGGGGTCAGCAAAAAGCGCAACGCGATCAGCGGGACCACGTCGTTAGCCCTCGCCCCGACCATTCACAAGGCGCGCGATCTCCTATGGCCGATCTGCGAACGGCTGAACCGCGAGCACGACGCCAAGATCGAACTGCGCCTGGCAGATAGCCAGTTGGTGATGCCGAACGGCGGCATCGTCCAGCTCCTCGGACTCTCCACCCTGGCCGAGGCGGAGAAGATCCGTGGCTTCACCCCGCCGGAGATCAGCATCGAGGAGTGCGGCACCTACCGGGACGAGCTCTTGAGCTACACCGCGGACGCCTGCGCGCGGCCCGCTCTCATGCGTTGGTGGAGACGCGGTGGACGGGGCCTCTCGATGATCGGCACGCCGTCCAAGAACGTCAAAACCTACTGGCATGGGGTCTGCCTTGGGGAGACGGGGGCCAACGTACATTTCGCGACCGTCCGGGACAACCCGCACATTCCCGATGCCGTGGCCTACCTGCGGCAGGTCCTCTACGATAACCGAAAGCTCGGCTGGACCGAGCGCACGCCGGAGTTCCGGCGCGAGTACCTGGGCGAGTTCTGCCCCGACACCGAGGCCTTACCCTACGGCGGCTGGAACGGCGTCGTGTTCCCCCAGCGGGCCGCCCCCGAGCACGGCTGGACGGTGATGGGTGTCGACTTCGGCCAGCACCAGCCGAACGCCTGGGTCGTGTTCCGGCTCACTACCGAACGGGCCGCGAGCGAGGACAAGAGCCGCATCTTCACGATGCACAAGATCCATATGCTCCACGCCTACAAGCAAGCGGGCATGACGACCGAGCAGGTCTCGGCACATACCAAGATGCTCGGGACCCGCTTCCATCCGAACGTCATCGTGGGCGACTCGTCCGGCGGAGGAGCCCAGTCGATCGCGGACCTGCAACGCGTCTACCAGCTGCCGATCGTGGCCGCTAAAAAAGCGGGCTTCAAAAAAGACCGTATCTGGATGTTCGGGTCGATGCTCTCGAACCAAACGATCGTCACCTACGAGGAAACCAAGCCCTGGCAGGACGAGGCCCGGGTCACGCCCTGGAACGACGATAAGGACGACCACCACGAGAGGTACCAGGACCACTGCCTCGATGGTGGCCTGTACGCGCTCGAGTATCTCATGGCCCACATCAGCGAATCCGAGAGCGAACCGATGCCAGGGACCATGGAGTGGGAGGAGCGCGAGAGCAAAAAACGCTGGGAGGAGCGGGTCCGCTGGATGAAGCAGCAGGGGTGAGCTTCAGCCGTACTCGACCAGCTTGGCGTCCGGCGGCAAGGGCTCCAGGCGAGGGGGAAAGTGATCGTAGTAGGCGTCTTCGAGTTCGGCATCGAGGGAGACCTTCTCGCCGGCTTCACGGAAGAGTTCTTTGGCCTTCAGGCGAAACTTGCCCGCGATCTCCTTCTCCATCTTGTCGAGCTCCTGGTCCTGCTCTTTGTTCAGGCCCGCGTAGCGGCTGCGGAGTTCATTCGGGGTCATGGGCGTTTTCCGTTTCTGTCCCAGCGGGACTCGATGGGCAAACCGTGCCTGCGGCGCTCGGCGAAGATGCGCGCAGAGACACTCTCTGGCAAGGGGACGGGCTCGGTCCAGCCTTGCCACTCGTACGCGCCGAAGGCGGACCTCGAGGGGGCCACGTTGATCTTCCCCCGGGCGTAGCGGACATCGACACCCGTGCCGAGCGTGTATTTCGAATCCAGGCAATCGACCCAGTTACCGAAGGGCGCGAAGGCCTGGACCGTGAAAAACAGATGCCTGCCCCGCGGGGACTTCTGGGTGAGTGTCGGGGGCAGAAACGGAAAGAGCGCGCCGGGATCGGATGGGCCGTCGAAATCGAGGCACACGAGCCAGTTCGAGCGATTCCAAGGGCCCAAGGCGATCGCGATGTTGTCCCGGGGCCCGAAATCGCCCGGGAAGTAATTGCGGCCGTCCTTCCAGGGCTCCGAGACGGCGATCGCGTGCTTGCCGGCGTTGCAGGGTTTTTGGGTCTGGGTGTCGATGCCTCCGCAGTTGCATCGGCCCTCGGTGACGCCATGCATCGGGATCGGTCGCATGCCGTGGTCGAGGTAGAACTGGACTGCCTCGAGGGTGCTCATGCCGTTGGGATTCACGCCCCGCGCCTCCTCCGCCACTCCGCCCTCACCTTCTCTGCCCACCGGGCATAGTCTTTGGGGCGACCGAGCAGGGCGCGGAAGGCGAGCTCGGCGTCGGACAGTTCATCTCCTTTGCCAGCCGTTCCAGGTCCTTCGGGGTCCGCAAGATCACCACGGGCCTCCCTCGCCACTTTCGGTGCCACTCGATCTGGTCCTTTCGCGGCTCCTCGTCGGGGGCCTTGACCTCTGCCAGCTGATCGACCTTGCGCGCCCCTAGCAAGGCATCGGGCATGCCGGGCTCGGAGGGAAAGAGATCCACCCAGGAGAAGCCCATGTGCCTCCAGGTCAGGCGGAGCCGGGCGTGGTTCTCGTCCCGGCGCATGGCGTGGCGGGAGAGGGTCATGGCTCGCCGCGGAGGATGAGCGCGATCGCGCTGAGGGTCGCGCTGCCGCCCTTGGCAGACGTCTCCCACAGTTCGTACTCGGTCCGGATGTCCAGGAGCTTGCGCTTCAGCGCCTCGGCCTCCTCGCAGCTACAGGCCTCGGGCTCATCGGAGCCGGACCCGGAAAAGGTGGCCCGCAGATCGTGGACCCGGAGCGGGGGCTTCTCGGGAGCAGGCGCGGTGTGCTCGTTTGCCAAGTCCTCCAGGCGCTGTTTCTCGTCAGCCGTCATCCGGAGCTCGCCGAGTCGTACGCAGGCGCGCACGTGGTGGCCGATGTCCAGGACAACCGCTGTCTCGGTCCTGAGCGGGGCCGTGGCTGCGCGGTAGGCGTCCAGTGCAGAATACCACTCTTGTAAGTGAGCCGGGAGAGGGCACGCACTTGTTCCAGAGGCTCTCCCCGCTACGCTCACAACTGCGTTCGTCGCATCCGCCAATCGCTCCAACACCTCGATGGGCGCGTGTTGGTCCCGTGACAGCTTGATCGCGTCCCGCTCGGCCGTGACGGCGGCGAGGTCGGAGCGGAGTTGTTCGGCTTGCTCGACCAGCTTCGCGATCGTCTCGCGCTGCCGCTGAATATACCCGCTCACTTGCCGCCCTCCTGCCCAGCGCCGGGGCTCGGGGCGGGGGTGCGGGACATGTCGAGCTGAAGGCGAATCAAGTAGATTGCCTTCTCCGGCACGTCATCGCCGTAGTCCTCCACGACACGGCGCACGGCCGCGAGCTGGGATTCGGCGGCCTGCGCGCGCCTCTGCCATGCCTCGTGCTCGGCGTGACTCACGGGCGGAATCGCGTACCAACCGTCAGCCCGTTCCTTGAGTATCGGACGGCACATCGGACACGGCCAGCGGCGGCGGCTGCACTCCTCGCATTGGACCGCGCTCGGCTCCGGTGCGGCGGGCTGCCCAAGATACGAGTCGATGAGCGTGCGCTGGTCCTCTGGCATGTCAGGCTCCGGTGCGGCGGGCCCGAGCTCGACCGACTTGCCGCGCACGTGCCAGGCTTGCGCGGCGGGTTGCGCTGGTGTGCGGGAGAGAAAGCCCACCAGTGCCTTTTGCAGTGCCTGCCTTTTCTGCACCGCGTCTCGACACTGCTCCAGCAGCGCGGTCGCTTCGGAAAGGCGGACCTCCACTTTGACCATGCGCGCACAGGCCATCTCGAGCGCCTCTGCCGTCTCGCGCAACTCGGCCTCGGCTACCTCACGGAGCCTCCATTGCTCGTTGAACGCTTTCGCCTCCACGTATCCCTGGGGCGCTCCCGATCCAATATCGGTCACGCTGCCGCCTCGTCGTCCCATTCGAGCTCCACCTCGTCCTCGTCGAGCTCCACGTCGCACTCGACGTACCCGGGCCAGTTGCCGGTTCGCTCGCACACGAGCAGATGCTCGAACCAGATCCGGCACTGCTTGTCGCCCGACAGCCGGAGCGCGTCCGTCACCCGGAACACGGTCACGGGATAGGGCGGAGAGCTCTCGACCGCCACGATGTATTGCTCGACGACCGGGCCCGGTTTATACACGAGCGCCGTTTCGAGCCCGCGGGCGTACCACGCCAATTGGGCATGATAGGCAAGCTTGCGCGCCTGCCACCGGAACAGGTCGGGCGCCGAGCTCTGCCCGGTCTTGAGCTCGACCAGGACCTTGCTGCCGTCGGGGCGGAGCTGGACCACGTCGGGGGTGCCGGAGCAGGCGCGCCCGGACAGGGTCCACGCGATGGTCTGCTCCTGGATGCCGTCAAGCAGAGCCATCGCGCGCGGGTGTCGCTCGATGCTCCGGCGCATGCCCTCCACCGAGCCGAACTCGGCCGGCGAGAGAATGAGCTGGTCCGGGTGCTCGTCGAGGAACGCCCGGTACTTCTTGTATTTCTTGTTGCGCGCGCCGCCCTCGTACACTGCCACCCGGTGGGCCTGGCCGAGCAGATAAGCATGGGTCGCGCTGCCCTCTCGCAAACTCGACGAGTCATCGTCGACGCCGTGTGCGTAGTGGGCCGCGCTCCTGCCCATCCGCTTCAGGCGCGAGAAGCGGACCGGGTCGAGCAGGCTCGTGTTGTCGTTACTGGACATGATCGCTCTCGAGGACCCCGATTGGCGGCTCGTCGGTGTCGTCTCCGGGCTCGCGCGGGAGCGGACCGTCGTCGTGGCCATTGGTGAGTGCGGGAGCAGCGGCGGGTTTCGGCTTGGCCGTGCGCTTCGGGGTCTCGTTCCGGATCCGGATGCAGTCCACGTCTTCGCCCCCGACGCTGGTCGTGGCCGGGAACAGGGTAATGAGCTTGCCGGTCCAGGCGCCCGGGTTGTTGCCGTAGAGGCGCGCGATCGTTTTCGCGTTCGTCTTGTTCAAGAGGAGCGGCAGGGGCAGCGGGTTGCCCTTGGAATCGAGGAGTTCGAGTTTCGGTTGCTTTTTGATCTCGCGCTTGCCCCCGTTGACCATCTCGCTCGTCAGGCGCGTCACTTTGCCGATCTTGAACGTGCGCTCTTTGCCGCCGAGGTGCCAGACGCGAAAGCAGCTGCTATCGAAGTACGCGCGCCAATCGGTCGCGCCCAGGTCCTCGTCGCGTGATTCGAACTTGTCTTGTGCCATGATTCGCTCCTCCCGTAGATTATCACGAACAGGCTTGTTTTCAGCCTGTTCCGCTCGCGCGAGCCTGAGATTGCTCGCCTCTTTGAAACGCCCTAGCGCGGCACCAGAGACAGCTTCGGGCCGCCCTCCGGTCTCGCCTTCGGACCCGGCTTCACCGGTGACATCTGCCGCTGCAAGTCGAGCAGGCGGAGGCTCAGGAGCGTGAACATCTCCTGGTCCATCTTGGGATCCTTCTCTAGCTTGTCGACCAGCAGCCAACAGAGCCGCGCCGTGGCCTCGACGTGCCGGCGGGCGACCCCCAGGCGAAGGTCCACCTCGAGTAGGCCGAGCCAGTGTTGCAGCTCATCCAAGGGGCAAGCGAACTTCATGGCAGCTCCATCCCGAGCCCGATCGCGAGCTCGAAGTAAAAGCCGCTCGCCTCGTAGGAGCCGCATCTCAGGGTCTCGTTGGCCAGATCGAGCGCGTCCTCTCTGGTGATGGGCACGTCCACGGTCTCGGTCGTCTCCTCGGTGTAGCGCTCCAAGGTCAGCATGTCGGATCCCTCGGGCTCGGCAACTCGGTCAGCGCCAGGGAATAGCGCTGGCTCCGCTGGATCCGTGGTGGGCAGGTCTCGTAGAGCCAAATGATCGACAGCGCGCGCTCGATGGGATCGGGCTCGATGCGCACGATGGGCAACCAGGCTGGGTTCTTCTCGGTCACGTTCCCTCCTCAGTGGCTTTCTGCAGACTCGTTCCAATCCCGAATCGCAGCATCCCGGGTGATGCCGAATCCGGACACGTCGCCGCCCGCGTCCCCGCTCTCGTCGGGCGTCGGGTCGTAACAGTCGGCACACCGGACCAAGTAGCCGTGGTGCCAGGTGCGGGCCTGCGGCGCTTGGTCGCAACCGGGACAGGCGGTGGCCTTCACGACGCTTTCTCCTCCGTCCAGCGGACTCCACTCGTCGAGGCGATGGCCAGGGGGCAGGTGCAGGCGAGTGGATGGCCCATGCGCTCGCGGTAGTCGCCGCCGCATCCCGGGCAGTAGTGGTGCTCGGAATCGAGCGTGTCGATGGGCACGGCGCGGAAGGTGACCTGACGGTCATAGGCTGCCTCGAGTTCCGAGCATTCGAGCGTGGCCTCTGCCTCGGTGCCGCTGAACACGTTGGGGGTGCGGGTCCAGCGCTGATCGGCGGGGTCCACGTCCTGTTGCCAGGAGCGGCGGGGAATGAACTCGAGAGCGAAGCGGGTCATTGGTCCTCGCAGTAGTTGCAGCGGCCTTGGTTGCCGGAGGAGTGGAAGGGGCACACGGGCTCGTCGTCGCAGTGCGGGCAAGGACCGTCGCAGTTCGGGCACGACATGCAATCTTGGCCCAACGTGGCGCCGCAACCGGAGCAGGTCTCGACGTGGACCGGCTCGAAGTCTTCGCGGTTCAGGCTCACTTGGCTCCCTTGCCGGCCAGGATCCGGGTCACGTTCCGAAAGCAGGCTCCGGCGGCCGTCGTCTCGGGCTGCTCGGATTCCGTGCGCTTCGGGGCCCACTTGACGGCCAGGTCCTTGGCTTCCTTCGCGTTGCGGAGGGCCTCGGCCGATTGCGCGGCGCGGTTGCTGAACAGGAACTTGTGGCGGGGCATGGTCTGGCTCACCTCATTAGTATTACGCAAACGTAGTCACGTTCAAGCTACGTTGCTCGGGTCGGTGTCGATTCCCGGAATGGGTCATGCGAAGAGGACCTCTTGGGCCAGGCGCTTGGCGGCGATCTCGCAATACTTCTCGACCAGCTCGATCCCGACGTATCGCAGCCCGCGATCCTTGCATGCCTTGGCGACGGGGCCCGAGCCCATGTAGGGGTCGACGACGGTGGCGCCGGGTGCAGCGCATAGATCGAGTAACTTCCCCATGACGGAAACGGGCTTCTCGTTTGGGTGGAGGCGCTCGCGCGCGTTGAACCCGATTCCAGGGCTGGCGTCGCGCCACACATCCGAGGCGCGCACAGTTTCCGAGAGTTCTTTGCCGAGAATCACTCCGCGGGCGCGTGGCTCGCGCACCAGATCGGCAAACAGCCGGTTCCCGAAGATGGCCACCGTCTCCACCTGGCGCGGCACGTTGGCGTGTCTCCCTCCCGTCTTGGCGGCAGCGTTCGTGGGCCACCAGGTGATCCACTCGTCGGGCGCGCGCCCGATCTCGATGCACCACCCGCAGAGAACCTCGGGATATCCCCACAGTGCAGCCGTTGGGGCACTCTCCATGATGAGAGCGATCGAGGGCTTGGTGTCCGTTGCGTAGTGCCCGAAGTCGTATGGCGGGTCTGTGAGCAGCAGATCGAACTTGCCCAAGGTGGGAAGGATCTCTCTGCAGTCGCCGAGATAGAGGGTGATCCCGCCGTGGTCGTAGTAGGGGCTCACGGCGTCTCCCTCGGATTGCGCGCGAGCTCGTCGCGTAGACGCTTCGGGATCCGATAGCCGGAGCAGACCATGCAGAAGCGTCGGCCGCGCCTCCGCCTGAACACGCGCGGGCAGCGCTTGCACTGGGTCTTGCTCCCGGGTGGATGCGCGGTGCGCGGGTGAGCGGTCATCAATCCACCCCTCCGCTTCCGTGAAAGGACTGCTCGCTCCGTGGCTTTCGCCTCTTCGGTTGCGTGAGCGGCCTGGCCCCGCGCTTCGGCTTCATCAACGCCTTCAGAACCTTGGGCATGGGCTGGGGCGGTTTCGGCAGGTAGACGTCGAGCTCCGGGTGGGAGCGCTTGTTCATCTCGGCCAATTGCATCCGGCACCAGTGCGCGATGGTGTCGAATTCGGGGGAGCCCACCGGGTAGATCGCGAGCTGCCCGGTGGAAGGAGCCGGGCCCTGAAAGACGACCTCGAGGTTCATCCGCAGGCTCAGGTGATCGCGGGCCATCGGGTAGGCCCTGCCGAACGCATCGTCCTCGTCGGTGAGGGCGGGCTGGTCGTGCTCCGGCGGATCCGTCTCCGGATCGGGCTCGTCGCTCATGCCGTCGATGCCAGGGAGTGCCCCGGGGAACTTGTCGAACACCTCGATAGGGATCGGGCAGTTGATGCAGCGCACGCGCTGGCCGCAACACTTGGGAGCAACCAGCTCCGGCTCCTTCGCGGCCAGCTCATCAAACAGATCCACTTGCCGGCTCGGCTCCAGCGGCTTCTCACAGCGCCGGTGCATGAGCAGGAAGCCCCGGACGACGTCGATGAGCGCGACTGCCGACATGGCATCGAGGGTCGGGGCGAGGCCGCAGTGGTTGCAGCTGACCTCGCAGGTGTAGCACTGGACGTGATCGGTGTTCATGATGCTTTCCCCCAGGGTAGGTGTGCCTGGACGCCTTGCTTGATTCTGGCGAGCCAGTGGAGCAGGCGAGGGAGGTTCGTCTTGGGCGCGAACATGAGGAACGTGCCGTCGGCTGTGTCACAGAGCATCTCGGAGGCGCGCGCGAGCCGTGAGAAGCTGTTCACACGGCCCATATGCGTCATCTTGCCGCGGCGCTTGGCCTCGACGATGCATTGCCGGGCCTCGTCGGATAGCTTCCACTCGGTGTTGCCGCCAATGAACAACACGTCGACCATGTGCCAGGCCACGCAATGCAAGAGCCGCTCGAGTCCGTTCTGGGCAACCAGTGCCACGGGGAATCCCGCGGCGCGGATCTCGGTGGCCCAGTCGTAGAACTGGTTCAGTGTGCCTATGGCGTCACCGACCACGCTGCCGTCCTCGAGTACGACCAGCTTATCGGGCGCCACGACGAACATGCAGCTGGCCGCGTGCTCCCTCAGTATGGGCCGATTGAGCATGGTGCGGAACTTCTCCTCACTGAAGCCGCCCGGAGCTCGGGTAAAGGCCCCGTTGTCCGCGGCCCAGAAGGGGTAGCGATCGACCTTCAGATGGTAGGAGTTGCCAGGTTGAATCATCAGACCGATCCCTCTCTCGAAAGCGACGGCTTCAACTCCCACCGACGAGGCGCCGGTGAGATAGCGAATCACGCGAGCGCATCCGCTCGACTCAAGCACGCGGTACAGACCCCGCACGGGCCCGATCCCGAGTAGCAGGACCAGCTTTGCTCCAGCAGCGCGATCCCCGTCGGGGTCTCCCGCCGCACCCACTCGACGATCGCGCGTTTCGTGTGCTTCACCCAGGGGGCACGAATGCGAACACTCGACCCGCCTGACCGAAGCGAGTCCTCGAGTAGCCCACAGAATTCCGCTCGACAGTCCGGAAAGCCGCTCGCGTCGCCGCGATTGAATCCGACAATGAGAGAGGCTCCTTCGCGCCAGGACTGGTCGGCCATGCTCGCGGCCACGGCGATAAGAACCGCGTTCCTGCCCGGCAAAAACGCCGTGTCCTTTCCGGAGTCGTCTTTGCCGCTCGCCGGTGAGGCCATGAGTCCCGCCGTGAACGCATGAAAGACGGGCTCCAGGTTCCGCATGTGCAACGTCACGGATAACGCTTCACAGGCCCGGCGCGCGGAAGCGAACTCGCGCGCGGCCATCGGTTGCCCGTAGCGAAAGAATACCGCCTCTACGTTGTCTGCGCCCCACTTGGTCTCTAGCAGGAGGGCGGCGACGGAATCGAGCCCACCGGAGAGCAGAACCAGCGATCTAGTACCCATCGCGAAAACTCCTCCCGCCGACCCTCTGCACGGGCCGCGATTGTTCCTGTTCCCGCCGCTCTGCCGCTGCGCGCTCGCGCTCCTGCTGCTCACGTTCCCGCTTGCGCGCTGGGGCTCCTGCTCGGCAATCGAAGCAGTGGAGGCTCACGTGCCAGTCACAGATCGCCTTGCAGTGCCAGCAATGCAGCATGTTGTCCCTGTCGATGAGGCCCTTGCTCTTGGCGATTGCGAGTGCGTGGTCATCCGAGCAGCCAAGGATCTCGCTCACGGGGCGGGTCTTCATCGGTGGAGCGGGAGGGCGGGGACGGGAGGCGAGGGAGGCCTCGAGTTCTTCGTCGGTCATGCGAATAGGACCTCTTGTGAGAGCCGGATCGCCGCTTGTTCGCAGCGCTTCTCGTCGATCTCGATGCCGATCGCTTCACGGCCTAGCTCTTTGGCAGCGCGGAGCGTCGAGCCGCTCCCCATGGTCGGGTCTAGGATCTTGCCCGTCGTGCCCTGGAGCAGCGCGCACATGAGCGGGATCGGCTTCTCATGCGGGTGCCACCGGTCGCGCATCGCTCCACCAACGGAGAAGCTCAACACCGAGGCGATGCCGGGCTGGTTGTGCCACTCGCCGCGGAGGTAGATCATCTCGTGTTGCCAGCGCCACGGAGAGCCCATGCCGGGCGAGCGCTTGTCCCACACGAGGCGGAACATCCATTCGCCCGGTGGCTCGGGTCGACGCGGGGAGCCAAAGACGACCGCGCACCGAGCGCCCCACCATGCGAGCAGGTCGTCACGGAGGGAAGTATCCGCGTCGTTCTCGATGGTCTCGAGCCCGAGTTGCCGCCGACCATAGCCGCCGTGCTCGTTGGTGCCGTAGGGCGGATCCAGGCTGAGCACCGCGGCATCCATGAGCGGGGCCAGCGCTCGGGCGTCCCCGTGGAAGATCTCGATCCCCGCGTGCGAGTAGTAGGGGCTCACGCCGGTCTCCTCTCCCGCCCCGGCATCTCGAACGCTTCGCGCTCGGTCTGGGTCTTGAACATGCGTTTTTCCTTGTCGGCTTTGGCCCAAGCGAGCTCGCGATTGAATTGACCCACCGGGTCGTCGAAGGGCGCTGGGTAGCGCTTGTCCCGGCACTCGTCCCAGCGCTGCCAGGTCTCGGCTTCGGTCAGCCCGAGTTCGACCGCGCGGGAGCGGTTGTCCACGGTGGGCTCGAAATCGGGCGGGTACTTGTGGCGCAACCGGGTGAGCGCGACGGCAGCGGCTTCACGGGCTCGCTCCCGTTTCGACGGCTGCAGGGTCCTGACCTCCGAAGGTGAACCACCGGGCGCGCGCGCGTTTCTCTCTCCCTCTTCTGGGGTCGGGACGGGATCGGGACGGGACGGGATCGGGAGAGGGTCAGGCGCCGGTCCGTCGTCGACCACCACCACTGGACGCTGACCGGTCAGCTTTTTCCTAACCGCGTGATTCTTTTGGTTGTCGGCCTTCCGACTGCGGCGCTCTAGGGTCTCGGCTCGGCTTGGATTGCGCTCCAGATAGTCCACGATGTGGATCGCTCCCGGCTCGGTGATGGCCACGAGCTGGCTCGACTCGAGCGCTTGTATGGCTTTGGCTCGGTCACGAGCGCGCCACTGTTGGGTCAGCGTCGGGACGATGTCTGCCGGGATCTCCCCGTCCGTCAGGTGCCTCGAACACCACGAGCACAGGGCGAGCCACATGTGCAGCGCCGCGCTCCCGCCGTCTCGGATGGCCCGGACCCACTTGGGGTGGTCGAGCATGTCGTCGTCGAGGCGGAGCCAGCTCATGCCGCCGGCTTCTCCATCCGCTCGAAGGCCTTGTGGATCGCGAACCGCACCGCCTGAGACGGGTTGACCTGTCCGACCAGGGGCTCCATCGCGTCCATGATCGCCGAGAGCTTCTTTTCGTGATCCGGGTCGAGCCGGACGTGGATGGAGTCGAGCTTGCGTTTCTTCTTCACGGGGTCTCCTTTGCGTCGAGGGTGCCGTTGAAGAACCCCCGCACGATGCCCACGAGAACATCCTCGTTGGTGGCCACGCGCTGATGCCACTCGGTGCCCCCGCCGACGAGGCGAACGATGAACCCGCCGCTCACTTGCTTGATCTCGATCTCGCGCTCCCGGTGGGTGGAGCGGTCCACGGTTGGGGCTTGTGGCGTGCCGAGTAGCGGGGGCATGCGAAAGCCGAATACGTCTCCGTTGTTCATGTCTTCTCCTTCAAGGCTTTGACTTGTGTCTCGAGCGCGCGAATGGCTTGGACGCTCGCGTTTGATATTTGCTGTCCTTTCGGCGAACTCACGCCTTGCATCTCCGGTGGGTCCTCGGTGGCCGTTGCCGGAGCGAGAAGCCGTCGACCACCCGCTCGTTTCCGCACTCGCAGCGAATGAGCCAGCGCCGCCCGCGTCCCCGTGAGGGAGCGGGGCCAATGACGCGCACGAGGCCGAAGCGCTCCCCGGGCGGGTGGTGGAGGCTCGGTTGCTGACGGGCGGGGAAGGTCATGACTTCTCCTTTCGAGCGCGCCTGGGCGCCGCCACCCGGATGAACTCCCGGAGCGGCTCACGCATCGCGTAGAGGTGCCACCCGCAATTGGTGTGGGTGAGCTTGTCGAGCTCACGCAGAGCAGCGCGTCTCTGCCGCGGGGTCAGGGCGAGGATCGCTCGGTAGACAGCCAGCGTGGTCTGGTAGAGGCGCGAGTGGATGGTCTGGCGCCTCACTTGCCCTCCCCATCGCGCTTCTTCCGCGCGTCGCTCAGGGAGACCACCGGGGACGCTCGGCGCTCGGCAATCTGCTTCCAGAGTTCCTCACATGTCGGCAGTTCGGCCATGCCGCACGCGTCGCAAAGCTCGACCTCGGGGCCCTCGCCGAAGCCGTCCCGGTGAATCGAGGCGTTGCCCTGGGCGTGGTCGCCGCACGCTGCGCACCTCACGGCTTCTCCTCCCGCTTCTTGCGCGCATCGCTCAGAGAGGTCACGCCCGGGGCCAGCCGGGCCCGTCGACGCTCGGAGAGCTCCCGGACGATCTCCTGGCAGAGGTCCCATTGCTGGGCCTGTTGCGCGGCAGCGAGAGCGCTCGCCAGGGCCCGATCGACGACGCTCTCGGCGGGCTCTGGAGGAGCCGACGGGGACGGATTCCGCTCCTCTGGACAGGTGTCCAAAACCTGGCCCACCCCCCCGACGGAGGACGGGACAACCTCCACTTCTGTGGACAAGGGTGGGCCAACTTGGCCCACCCCCTTAAATTCAGCTGGGCCCGAGGTGGGCCAAAGTGGTGTTTCAGCAGGAGCGACTAGCGTTTTCCCCGAGGTTTTTGCCTGGCTCTCCTCGGATCGAGGCTCCGTGATGAACGATCGAAATGGGCCAGAAACACCGAGCGTTTTGGTGGGTTGGCCCACCATTGGCCCAGCAGTTGGCCCACCCAGGGCGGTGGTGCGCAGCTCGGGGATGGCCCGATCCATGGGATCGAACCACGTGGCCAACCGGTGCTCCTCGGCATCCTGGACGAGTCGGTCGTAGCCCTTGAGCACCCCGAGCGTCTCGTGACCGGTGCGGGTCATGATCCATTTGAGGTCCCGCTTGCCCCGGAGCGAGAGGGTCACGAACGAGGCCCGGAGATCATGCACCCGGATCGGGTTGATGCCGTCGGCGCCGTCGAGGATGCTTTTGCGGGTGACCCCTGCCTCCCGGAGGTCTTTGATGAACCGCGCCCAGATGGTGCCGGCGCGGATGGCCTTGCGGGTCCGCCCGGTGAACACGAGGCCCTCGGGTTTGCCGAGGACGCGGTGATAGATCGCGAACGCCGCGAGCACGTCCGGGTCGAGCACCCACTTTCGGGCGACCCTGGTCTTGGTCCAGCGCTTGTCGATGTGAATGTCGCCGGTCTCGAGATCGATATGGTCCCAGGTGAGCTGGAGGCTCTCGCCGACGCGGCAGCCGTTGCGGGCGAGGTAGCCGTAGAGCATGCGGTAGACGAGCGGGATGCCCTGGCACCCGAGCAACTGCGCCTCCTCTTGGGGGTAGAGATACCCGAAGAGGTTGCTCGGTTTGCGCTTGGGCACGTCGACCTGAACCGCCCGTTCGACGATGCGCAGCGGGCTCTCGGCCAGGCGCAGAACGAACCGGAGCTTGACGACGTAGATGCGCCGGGTATTGGGGTGCAAGTCCTTCGGGATGAGCCTGCGGGCAGCGTCGATGTCCTCGTGGGCCAGGGCGGCGATGGGCTTGGCCCCGAGCGCGGGGAAAAACGTCGAGACGATCCCCTGGTCCTCTTTGCGGGCCTGTGCGTCCTTTGGCGGGCAGCGGTCGTGGTCGGGGTACAGCTCGGTGAGCTTGCCGCTCGTCCAGAGTTCGGCCACGTCCCGGAACGTAGAAGGTGCGGAGGCGACTGCCGGGGGGGTGTCAGCAGCCGCCTCCGCACACAATTTGCTCACCACCCGTTCGACGGCGGCGAATTTCTTCGGATCGCTCGCGACGAGGCACGCCTCTTTGAGCAGGCCATGCGCTTGCTCGCGCGCCTTGTCGCTCGTGGCGTCGGCGAACCTCTTGGCCATCGCTTCCATGCGCGGCTCGAGCGCGAGCGCCAGGGCCTCGTCGAGGGTCGAGAGCGTGAACCGGTCGCGTTGACCCTTGCCGAACCGGAGGCGGATCTCGAAGCCGGTGCGCTTGGGAGTGAGGGTCATATCTTCCCTCGAAGCTGAACCACGTTGGACGCGACGCAAGCCGGTTCCGAAGTGGAACAGGGCTCGCCAAAAGCCAACGTTCCAAAGTCGAGCACGGCCTCGAAGAGCTCATCGGTCAGCTCGCGGGAGGGGCCCGCCCCGAGGGATGCGGCCGCGAGCGCCACTTGCCAGGATTCGCGGGGGCTCAGGTTCATGCGGCGCACCTCGTCGGGGCTCTTGCGGGCCATCTCGACGGCGCGAGCCACGATCGCGTCGTAGTCCATGCAGCTGCCACGAAGCAGTGGCTGGCTCATCGCAGCCCCACCCTCTGGAGCAGCGCCCGCTCGTAGACGCCCGTCTCGCCCTCGAAGTCCGAGGGCTCGGCCTTGGCCAGGGGAAGTGGCTCGGCTACCACCGGAGCCATCGGGGCCGCCTTCTCGGGCAGCTTCTGCGCCTGCTTCCGGTTCAGCCGGAGGATCTCCCGGTCGACCGCGCCTTGTCGGAGCCACCACTGGCCCGTCGAGGCATCGTAGTAGGCGTCGGGGCTGTCTTTGCGGATGAGCCTCTGGCAGGCCTGCACGTGGCGATTGCGCCCGAGGATGGACGCTTGCGGCCCAGGTCCCTGATCGAACCAGAGTCCCTTGCGCATCTCGAGGATGAGCTCGGCACGGAGCTCGTCCTTGAGCGCGGCCATCAGGAGCGGGAATTGCTCGAGTGCACCGCTCATTCGGGCCCCCGATTCGGGCAGCCCAGATCGCAACGCCGACCGCGCGGATTACTTATCCGCTTGGGGGGGGGGGTTACTTTGTGATACCGCAGGCCCGCTACGGCTACGTCCGGAATCGCTGCTGCCCTGATCGTCATGTAGCCAACCCCTATTCCCCTCTGATCGTCCCCACCCCGAGTGCCGAACGGCGCCCACCGTTGCCGGTCACACCGTCGTTCCAATATCGTGCAATTGGCGGCACTCGCCCGGGGCACTCGGTGATCTTCGCGGCCCGCCTCCCTGTTTGCAGGGATTGCAATTGGCGACGACTCACTGAGTGAAACCTGTTTACGGTACCATCGCGGAACGCGCCAGACTCATTTGACACACTCGCGCGAATCGGTACGCGCATGTGGGTTTCTGGTATCACCCGTGTGAGTTTGACCACGCAACATAAGTCGCGCAAGCTAATGGTGACCAAACGTGACTACGAGAAAACGCGGAGGCGCTCGCATCGGGACGACCTCTCTGTCAATGAGTTATGTGCGAGCCCGGGTCACCCCAGAGGAGCACGCGGAGATCGATGCCTTGGCAGAATACTTGCTCGTGAGCGTGTCGGATCTCATCCGCCGATTGTTGAAAGAGGAGCGGGCGCGACTCGTGGCGATGGGCAAGAGGCCTCCTCGGCGGTAGGTGTTTCAGTCTGAGACGGGAGGAGCGAATGAGCGAGTCTGAGAAAGTGGAGGAGCGGCTCACCGAGGAAGAGCGGGCGCGAATAGTCACAGCGTGCGCGATGCCTCGTGTGACGGCCCCCGAGATCGCGCTCCGGCGCGCGGTGGCCAAGCTCCTCCACATCCACGATCGGTTGCAGGCCCGGGTGGGTGCCGGTTGCCTGGAATGCAACGAGCTCAAGCGCGAGCGTAACGAGACGATGCGACTGCTGGAGAAGGCCAACGCGCGAATCGAGTACCTGGTGCTGGAGAGCCCGGATCAGGTGGCGGGGCTGGAAGCCCGGGTGGCGGAACTCGAGCAGCGCCTAGAAGACGAGCAGGAGCAGACCCGCGCGCACGTGCAGGCGCAGATGCTTGCAGAGGCCAAGGCGCGGGGCCTCGAGATGCGCTTGAAGGCCGCGCACGATGCGATCGACATGTGGGGCGACAAGGCCCCAGATTGACACTGACCCGCCCCATGGTCAGAATTGACCCAGCTCCTCGGGCTCGATCGAGCTTGATCGGGTCCGGGGCGCTACCTCAGCGGGCCTTGCCCGCGCGCCGGTGCCAGCTGCCAACGCCGCTAGTGCGCGGTTATTACCGGTGAAGCATCATGCGCGCGGGGCAAGGCCTCCCGAGGACACGACCATGAACACCCCTACCCTCGACCTGACAGATCGCCCCGAGCCCGGCTCCTGCCGCTGCAGGCCCTGGTCGCTGTGCGCCAAGTGTGCCCGGGACCTGCAGCTGTTCCGGTATGAGGCGGAGATCGCTCAGTGGCTCCGGGTCTTTGGGACCGAGCCGGACCCGAGGGCGCCGCGGAGACAGGGGAAGGGGTGACATGGATCTGGCCCGACTTCTGCGCGGGTTGGCTGCTGGGGTGGTGGGCGTGCCTCATCCTGCAATGGTGGGTGCGGCGCTACGAGCGGCGCCGATCCGCGAAAAAACGGCCGACTAGCGCTTGAGCGGCGGAGGCTTGGCTCGCTCATGCCCCGCATTGCGCCCAAACTCCGCGATCCGCTCGGCGTCCCGGTGAGTGAGCGGGATGGGATCGGTATCGTCGAGGGAGACGATCGGGACCTTGCCCTTCCTCATCTGCCTGACCAGTCTCGCCCCTGAGCCGACGAGCTCGCCCACGGTCTGGACGGCGCCGAGCGTCCAGTAGATCGCCCTGCCGAGCACTCCCAACATCACCGCGTGCCCTCGGGCGTCGTCGCGTAGAACGGGGCGCTCGCGATGGCCGACGGGCACGTCCCGGCAATGTCGCTGCCCGTGGAGCTGAACCGAACCAGATCCCGCGCCCTGCGGACACAACGGACGGCGTCGTGGCAGTTGCCCTCGATGGTCATGACCTCGTGAGGGCCGAGGCCCACCACGAGCCCACAGTGGCCCTTGCCCGCGCCCGTCGGGAACCACATCACATCTCCCGGCAGAGGCGAGTCGACGGCGGGGAAGTGAGCTCCCAGGGCTTGGGCCCCCGCAATGGCCACGGTCTCGAGGCACCAGGAGGCGAAGGCCGCGCACCAGGGCAAGCCCGTCGAGACATGGCAGCGCTGGAGCCACTCGTCGAGCCTCGGGCCCCGGTTGCTGCCCGGCGGCTCTTCCGTCATGCCGAGCGCGGACTGAGCCCGGCGCACGACCGCGCGCCGTCGGGGGCTGCAGCTGAACAGATCGAGGGCCCACTGGGTGAGCGGACCGATCGCGCCGTCGACGGACAGCGGCCGATCGAAGACATCCACGTGTGCGCGCTGGAACTCGCGGACGTCCTCGGGGGTCACTGCAGGCCCAGGTTCTGCTGGATCGCCTTGATGATCCCTGCATACGCCGGCCAGTTGCGCTCGATGATCGGGACCAGCACGCCCACTACCGCGGTGAGCAGGGTTACGGTCGCTGCCGACAGACCGAGCCGGGCCGCCTTCTGCTTGCGCGTGAGATCCGGCGGAACCGAGCCCGACGCGCTCTCGGTCAGGGCGCGGGAGAGCTGCTGGCGCGCCTCGTTGCGCTCTTTTCGGAGGCGCATGTTCTCGCGCTTGAGCGTGAGCTTCTCCACGTCCAGGCCCATGCCGGGCTGGGTGATCTCGTCCCTGGCTACCGGGTACGGCGGAGGGTACGGGGGTGGACGCATCTCGTCGGTCATGGCCCACTGTCCCCTTGCGCCTGGCACGCCTTCACGCGCCGAGCGACCTCCTTCACGTCCCCGAGCGTGATGGTGTCCGGGTCGAGCGGCAGCGCTGCCACCGCCTCCGCGCGGCACTGGAGCAAGGCCGGCGCACTGCACGCGCCGATGACGCCCGCGCCGAGAAAGAACAGGACGACGCCGAGCCCACATCCCCCGAGGATCGGTTGCAGCATGACCCAGTTTGCGCCTGTGCAGGGCCTGGGTCAAATTGCACCCGGGGTGATACCATCGGGGCATGATGAGCGAAGCAGAGCGACAGCTGAACGAGGGGATGGCCAGAGGCGACGGGCCCCTGTTGGAGCGGCTCACCCACAAGCCCGTACCCGAGAATCCTTTGCGCCCGATCATTGGCTTGCGCTGGATCGGCAACCGCTACCAGTGGTGGCGGCTGCTCGCGGTCATCGGCTGGATCCGTGGTGTCGCGAGCATCCCCGGAGTGCCGAGGTGGCAATGTCCGCTCTGAACCGACCCGTTCTTCACCCACCGTGTGAGCAGTGTGGGGAACCCGACGCCCATGCCGACGAGTGCGAGGGAGAGCCACGCCCCGAGACCCTGTCCCAAGCCCTGGCGCGCGCGCGGAGTTCGGCCGACAAGCTCCTGCTCGGCCGGGTCCGGCGCTACCTCGACGAGACTGCGATCGTCTACCAGCGCGGCAGACAGGCAAAGGGCAAGTACTGCAGCAACTGCCGCGACAAGGCGCGTTACCCCGACCACCACTGCGCCGAGCACACGATGTACCTGGTCAGCAACATCCACGAGGCGCGCGAGATCGACGGCAACCCCGAGCTCTACCTCGGCATCTGGCGCGAGTTCTTCGAACGCGTGAGCGCGATCCTGAAGAGCTGAGAGGGGGAACACCCCGCGGTTTCGGCGAGTCCACTTTCGCGCGGAGGGTGGCGCTCAGTTTCTGTATCGGCCTCAGGGATTTGCAAGAAGGTTCTTGACAACGTCCCGATCCATCCGTCACCTTGGACGGTATCGGCACAGTCCCTGCCGGAGCCTACCTCGATGTAGGCCGCTCTGCTGAAAGGCAGGGAACACCCCGAGTGTTCCACCGGAGTCTCTCGACTCGGGGGCAGCAGCCACGATTCGCCTGCGTTTTGCGATGACCCTCTGAGCACGCCGTTGCGCGTGCCCATCCGGAGTCGGTCGCCGTGGGTGAATTCGTCAACAACTACCTGAGTCGCTGGGAACTAGACCCCGACGACGCCAACGACATCGCGCTTCGGGCCCAGCCTCTCCTCGCCATGTACGGCGTGGAGAAGAGCCGCGGCTCCGAGAGCATGACGATGCGCTTCATCTTGCGCGGCCCGCGCGGCTTTGCCCGGACCCTGGCGCAAGCCCAGCAGATCAGCAACATCAAGCGCAACAGCGAATACTTCCGCTTCACCGTCCCGTACGGTCGCATGGAAGGCTCGATCAAGTTCACGCTCGAAGAGCTGGTCAAGGCCGAGGCGGACCCCGAGTACGGCGCGGACCTGCTCGACACCAACATGGAGTCCGGCATCGCCGGTTTCGCCCAAGACCTCGCCTACCAGCTGAACGGCACCTTGGGCGGCAGCTTCGGCACGGCGACGTTCCACTCGGCAGCGTCCGGCGCACGCCCGGTGTTCTCGCTGAATTTCTCCACGACGCCCGAGGCGTTGGGCCCCATTCAGACCGGCGATCACGTCGAGGTCTCGACCGTCGACGGCACCGGGACGAGTGACACCACCATCGCCGCCGCAGGCGTGGTCATCGACAAGGACTCGGACAACGGGTACCTGCAGATGGCCAGCACCTCGTCCCCCACGGTCGCGGCCAACCCGGGGCTTTGGGACGATACCGGGGCCACGACCTACTACGTGTACCGCCTCGGCGATCAACAGAAGGGCGTGCCGGACGGGATCATCGTGCCCTGGAGCGCGTACGTGCCCTCCTCGCGTCAGACCAGCACGCTGTATGGCGTGAACCGCGGCGCGGACTCGTTCCTCTCGGGCGCACGGCTCTTGTCGAGCGAGTCCACTGGTACCTACGCGCGCCGAATGAAAAAGCTCGTCGCCAAGTGCATGAACCGCCTGGGCGACACCAAGAACGCGATCGGAAAGACTCAGAAGCTCATCCTGAACCCCGAGGACTGGGACACGTTCGAGGACCAGCAGAATGCGCGAGTCGAGCGCGGCGTAGAAAAAGTCGCCGTCGACGGCTACGAGGCGATCCAGATCCGCACCGCGCTCGGCGTCACCGATGTGGTGGCCGAGCCGACCCAGCTAAAGGGCACGGCCCGGCTCGTCTCGCCGAAGGTGCTCAAGCTCGCGAGCATGACGGGCAAGCTCGTGAACCTGGTGTCCTTCGGCATGGGCAACGGCATGCTCGTGGCAGCCCCCTCCTCGAACGACTTCGAGGCTCGTCCGTTCTGGATGGGCCAGCACGGCGTCGGTCCTCCTCACGCGCACGGCGTGTTCTCGCTCGCGTAAACTGCCATGGCTACCACCACGGTCCTGAGCGACAGCTGCCCGGGCAACGTCCAAACGGACGTGAAGTTCGGGTTCATCCGCCGCGTCTACTTCAACGCGGCGATCGGGGCGACCGGGGCCGTCACGGTCACCGCGGCAGCAACCAGCGGCAGCACCACGGCCACTCGTACCAGCGCGGGGCTCTACGCCCTGGCGAACCTGCCGATCACGGGCGGGATCCGGGTGCTCGCGAGCGGTGGCTCGATCATCAACAACGACTCGAGTCCGGACGTGGCCGGCGGCAGGATTGTCACCTGGAGTGACATCTCACTCGCCCTCGGCACGGCCAACGTCATCGTCACGGCGGGCGACGACGGCGACGTGAGCGACTCGGCCGACGGCACCACGCTGAGCGCGTTTCTCGACATTCAATGCGGCACCTGAGGCTCTGAAACATGGCGAATCAAGTCACCACCATCAGCTTCGTTCAGAACCCGGGCGGCACCGCCCTGCTCGATATGAGCGCCATCGACGGCGCCCTGTCGCTCGTGATGGCCAAGGCCGTCTCGCCGAGTGCGACTCAGACCCTCTACCTGAACCGCCTATTCGGCGAGCCCGACCTCATCGCGGAGGCCGTGGTGGACAATGGCCTGACCCCCGTCGCGACCAAGGTGATTGACCTCACGGCCCAGGGCTGCACCTTCCCGGCGGCCACCATGCGCCAGATCAAGTGGCGGCACTGGGAGCAGACCGACAACGATCGCTGGTACGTCGAGTACGAGCGTTGGATCCTGGGCGGCACCACCCCCGTTCTGCTCGGGACGCGCCGGACCATCCAGGCGCACGGGGTCATTGCCGGCACCACCGTGGCCTACGGGGTCTGCCATGCGGTGGCCAACTACGATTCGAGCGACACCGCGATCCTCACGGCCGTGGCCGGCTCGATCGCGGACGGCAGCACGGCGGGCTCTTCCGTCGGCAACATCTCGACCAATACCGCCACCCTGACCCACCCGGTCGCGCGCGACGCGGGCAAGCGCATCCTCGGGGTCAATGCCTCCCCCGACGTGGCGACGGCAAGCGAGTCGCTCCAGGCGGGCGTCTTCCCCATCAACTCGACCACCATGTCGATCTTCACCGCGGACACGGCGACACCGTCTGCGGACGGGTTCGACGACGACGGGCGGCTCGAAGTCTCGTTCTTCATCCTGCCCCCGGGCGATTGCGACCTGGTCATGAACTCGAACAGCGTCGAGGTCCAGATCACCGGCGTTGCCTCCGACGAGACCCGCCACCGGGTGGAAGTCTTCATCGGCAGGGCCGTCCAAGTAGCCTTCCAGGGCTCGTAACACCTTCGGCGCCCTCGGGCGCACTCGCTCCGCGTCCGGGGCGCGCCGCGGGAACACTCAGGAGCGATCGAGAGCCATGGGCGAGAATCTAGCGCGCGTCGACAGGAACCTGGTCCAGGCCGAGGGCTTCCTCGTGGGGGCGAGGTCTGGACTCATGACGGTCATCGCGGCCGACGCGGACGTGTTCGGGATGCGCAACATCCTGAGCACCAAGGACGCGATCGCGGTGGCCTGGATCCGTCTTCGCTGGGTCACGACCACGGCCTTCGGCGCGGCCCAGTCGCTCGCCTTCCGCGTCAACAAGGTCTACGGGTTTACGGCGATCCACAGTGCAGGCGGCACGTCGGTTCAGGCCCACTTTCGCAGGCAGAGCCAGCGCCGGGGAACAGCAGCCGGCGATCGCGTGCCGCTCACGGAAATCAGCTCCTACATCTCGGACACGGCCGCGATCACGGGGGCGACCTACACGGCTGAGGACACCGATGAGCTCGAGTGCTACGCCGTCGGCGCGAGCTCGACGGGACCGGGCGTCTACGAAGACTGGACTCCCGAGGACGGTATTCCCCTGGTGCTCGAAGCCAACGAGGGCCTGGTGATCAACAACGAGATCACCATGGGCGCGACTGGCGTCGGTAGGCTCGCGGTCATCGTCGGCTGTTACCGGGTGCAGTAACCATGGCCGGCAGGAGCCGCGCGGGTTGGGAACTCGGGGCGGGCCCCGGATTCTCTCCGCGCGATGTACCCGAGGTGGCCGCGGGGTATTTCTGGGAGGCCGGCAACACCACGGGCTTTGGCACCACGGGCTTCCGGGTGATCGAGGGCAACGGGCATTCGACGTTCGACTTGGTGCAAGCCACCGTCGCGAACCAGCCGACGTTGCTCACGGAGAACGGTGGGACTCAGTTTCGGATGCGCAAGCAGGTGGATGCCAATCCGAGTCGGGTAGTGTCGGGAGCAGTGCAGGCGGGATGGACCGGCGCTACGTATATTGGAGGGTGGTTTCGTCAGCCGGATGCGAGCGGGGATACCACCGGAGCTGGAACGTATTTTTCACATAACAACACAACAGGGAGCCAGGGTCGGATCATCTGTGTCTCCGGAACCACCGGCGGCGACAACATCGGATTGACCTGCAATGCCACCGGGGTGGGAGGCGCGACCAGCCGCAACGCCGTGGCCAGCACGCTAGTCGGCGCGGGATATCACTGGTTAGAATGGATATTCGACCCTCTGCTAGTGCTAGGCGGTAGCCCGACTGCAGACCGAGGGAAGATTTTTTCTGACCTCGTGTTGCAGACGCGCACTGTCACAGAGTCGGTAGGTGCGATGCCGGCCTCTATCTTCGACGGCAATGCATTTATTGCTATCGCTTGTGGAAACGCCACGGCGTCGGACGCCGACACCACCGACTGGGCTGCCGCCTACTACGCCAACGGCATTCCATCGCGCCCCAACCGCGTGAAGCTCGCGAACCGCTGCAACCCGACCGGCATCCTGCTCAGCTGAGGCGATGAATGTTCACCAAGACCCTCGCCCAATGGAAGACCCGTGTCACGGTCCTGTCCGACACCGTCGGGCAAGTGGGAAGCGGCGCGACCTTTCGGCACCAGACGAGCTACGTCGACGAGATCGCGGACGAGACCTATCGCCGCACGCGCGGAGAGGTCACCCGGCGCGGGTTCAAAGAGTTCCTCACGCGGGGAGCCACCGCAGCTCTGCCTACGACCGCGGCTGTCACCGGCGAGCAGTACGCGACCGTTGCCTATCCCACCGGCGCCACACACATCCGCGGGTTCGACGTGCTCGAGAGCGGCGTCTGGAGGCGCCTGAAGCACCTCGACGGCTGGTGCGAGCGTCGCGATCACCAGGACTCGAGCGTGGCCGAGTTTGGCGACTCGCCCCGCCCATACGCCTGGGATGTACTCTCTCACGGCTCGGTTGCGACCACGGTGCTCACCGCCGGCACCATCGCGATCTTCCCCATCCCCATCAGTGGTGACTATGCGATCTGGTACCTGCCCGAGTGGACGGCGATCGCGGGCAACGACACCTACCTGTTCCTCTACCGCGAGCAGTGCTGGTACGACTACCACGTCGCCCAGGGGGTGATGGAGATCTGCGGGATGCGCGACAACGACTCCGCCGGTAGGTACCGCGCCGCCAAGGACATGAGCGACGAGGCCGCCAAGGCCATCGGGGAATTCACCGCGGACGAGACCCGGGACGGGGTCCGTTCCTGGACGCGGGACGTGCGGCACTATCACCGGTGAGGCGGTGAGCGCATGCCGAACTTTCGCCCGCCGAAGCTACCGAAGGAGTTCCCGCCGACCCTAGGCGAGGCCTTCCGCCAGCTCTTTGACGACGTCGCCGCGCTCACCGCTCGCCCCGGGGACGTCGCGATCGCGGGCTCGACGTATCGGCCTGTCCCGGGCGAGGTCAAGCGCGTCTGTCCACCGCCGGCAGGCATGGGCTTCGTGCTGCCGCCCCCTTCGGCAGACAACCGCGGCGCAACCATCACCGCGATCATCGAAAAGCCGTCCGGGGCCCTTCGGGTCTTTGTCTCCCAGGATGGCCCGGCGGGTCCTTCGGGGCGGCCCTCGATCGACGGGGACGAGACCCGGAGCTACTCGACCGCGGGCGCGGTCTCGTTCATCAGCAATGGGGCGGACAAATGGAGCGAGAGCCGGGGGCCCGCTGGGTCCACGGGAGCCACGGGTGCTACTGGCGCGACCGGACCGACGGGACCGACGGGACCGACGGGCGCCACCGGAACCTTCGCAGGCGCCACCGGCGCAGCCAACGGCTATGCCAGCTTGCACGTCTACGCCAACGCGAGCTCTGCACTCGTGGGCACGACGTTCCTGGGTGTCACGGTCGAGGCGGCAACGACCTACACGTCATCGACGGACCTCGATACCGGCAACTGGTTCGATGTCGTCACGGTCGGGTCCGGAGGCGGTGGCACGGGCGGCGCGCCCATCTTCCAATCCCAGGAAAACGGCTCTCCCGGAGGTGGAGGCGGCTGTTACAACCGGCGGACCTTCGCGCGGTCGGCGTTGGTGACGGCGCTCCCCATCGCCATGACCATCCCGCTCGGCGGTGCGGGCGGTGCGGGCCAGTCGAGTAGCTCTGGAGCTGGGTTGCGTCCAAACGTGGGCGCCAATGGCGGGACTACGTCGTTCGGCTCGCTGCTCGTGGCCTTCGGCGGCGGCGGCGGTAACGGCATGACAGCTGTGCAGGGCGTGACATGCGGCGGCAGCGGCGGCG